ATGATGATCGCGCTCACCGCCAGTCAGGACATCGAAGTTGCTTTGGTTTCGGTCTTGGTATTCTTGGGTATTTTGTATGCTTTCAAGACGAAGGAAGAACGCAAGAAAACTGGGTTCATTTAAAAATGTAGATATACATTAGAATGAGAATTCACATAATCGGAGCAGGCCCATCGGGGCTGTCCGTTGCATGGGAACTTCTCAACTTTACAAATCACGAAGTGGTAATTTATGACAAGAAGGAAGATGCGGGCGGTTCATGGTGGGAACCGAGTACAGAGTACAGAGATTTGCATTCTCATAAATTAGCATTTGGTTCGTATGTTAATTTTAAAAGCTCTCTCAAAGAGATGGGTATAAATTGGGACGATTTATTCGTTCGAAATTACTATGACTATTCGTTTATTTTAAAAAATATGCTGTTAAAGGACTATGTGACTCTTGGAGATCTCTATCTCAAAGCCATGATCAATCCGGGTAGATATACGAAAATATCTCTCGAAGATGCCACAAAAACTCGTATGTCCAAATCCGGAAAGCGGGTTCTTCGTGCGATGACGCACCAAATCGATGGTGTTGGGTGGGATACAATGTCAGTGTTTGGTCTCATGGGTAGTTTTGATCACGTGAGTCTTTCACAACAATACACACAACGTGTATCTGGATTGGTTATGGGTCAGGCCATGAAGAAAGCATTAATAGAAAAGGGTGCAAAATTCAAATTTAACAAGACACTCGAAAAGGTTGAATATGGAGACGATTCCTATATAGGAACATTTAGTGATGGAATGGAGATAAACGACGGTATGTTGGTTATGTGTGTGGATCACGAACCAGCTCTCAAATTAATAAAAGATAATTGGGGTTCCGATGCAGTGAAACAAATTAGTGAAAGTGCGTATGGAGCCATAAACGTATTATTAGATTACGATCAACCCATTAAAATAGACGACGATTTATACATATCGATGCATACTCCGTGGAAACTTTACCCGGTTGTACTGGCAGACGGTAAGACCATATCATGTACGATGGTAACTCTCACCGACGAGATAATGAAAACAGATCCAGAAAAATTCTTAAAAGAGGTATGGAAACAGCTCAAAAATGTAGGTGTCCCCAAACCCAAAAATATGCGTTTTAGTTGGGGATCGACATGGACCGGCGAAAAATGGAGAATCAATCAATCGTCCGGTGTTTTGAGTGTCCATGGACAAGTTCCATATTTTGGAAAGTGTAAAAAGGTTGCGTTGTGTGGATTGATGTCTCCGAGAGATACTCCGTACTCTAGTATAGAAGGAGGCACAGAAGTAGGAAGAACGTTTTGTCATCAAACGTTTGGAACACGCAAAGCACTCAAACCGTTAAAAATGTCACACGTCTTACTTTTCATAATAATAATACTTATAGCTTATGGAATAATAAAAAATAGAAAACAATGAAGTTCTTATGTCACGTTCATCAATCGATGTATGAACACAATGACAAAAAGTACATGAGAATTCTATTGGCTAGAACCTCATCTGAAATTATTCAACGTATGCATGAAAGAAATGCCCATAAATTGAATAATTCTATTATAGAAGATCCTCTCGATGGAAAGATCTTGACCGTAAAAGTACCATTTCGTTACAGGAGAGTCATGTGTAAGGTTATCGGTTCAAAACCTGTACAATCTCTTGTAACGAATGATGAAATAGAAATTGATATATCATTTAGGGGAGTGTGGAATATTGGAAATCATTCGGGATATTCATGGGTGGTGGATTCAATTAATTCGTTTCAGTAACTTCTTCTTCGGCTTCCGGTTCTTCCGGAATGGTCGGCGTCTGTGCATCAACCGGAGTGGCACCTTCCGGGACATTCGGAATATCAACTTCCTCGAGGCCGCCTTCCTTAAATCCTTGGAAAACTCGCAAGGCACCCTCCATGCGAAGGACCTCCTGTGTCGCCGCGGCGATGGATTCACTGATTTTCTTGATATTCTCCTCGACGTTAAGAATCGGCATTGTACTATAATATATTATATAAAGTTTTTATTCTTTAAACTAATAACGCGATGGGTATACTGACACGCACCGGATACCTTACCAGTGACAGACTTCAGGAAATAAAAAAGGACTTAACAGTAAGACCCCTGTGTAATAACGAATATGGATTTCCTCCACCGCCTTTCAAAGTATTTAAACCAGCGAAGAATGGAGTGTGCATTCCAAGATTCTACGGAATTGATAAGATGGGGGCTCCAGGAGAAGACAGAAGACCAGAACCGGCCGGGGCTTCTATCGTTTTTCGCGGAAAACTTCGAAATGAAACCCATCAGGTTGAGAGCTGTAATAGGGCTGTTGAAAGAGGCTCAGGTATCATCTCCCTTCCCTGTGGGTATGGCAAGACCACCGTTTCGTTAGCCATCGCGAGTAAATTGGGATACAGAACAATGATTATAGTTCATAAACAATTCCTAGCTGACCAATGGAGAGAAAGAATACATCAATTTTGTCCGGGTTCGAAGGTAGGTATAGTACAACAAGATAAACTACAAGTAGAAGGATACGATTTCGTTATTGCGATGTTACAATCCTTAACACAACGAGAATACAGTTTCAAAGACTTTGAAAGTATAGGTACATTGATAGTTGACGAAGCTCATCATATTTGTGCCCGAACATTTTCACAGTCACTATTCAAATTATGCCCGAGACATATATTTGGTTTGTCAGCAACACCACAAAGAAAAGATGGACTCACAAAGGTTCTTCATTGGTTCATGGGACCAACTATTGTGTCTATAGAGAGAAAGAATCAGGATCAAGTAGATGTATTTCCCATAGTATATAAATCACAGGCATATGAAAATCCACCACCTTGCACTCGCTTTGGTAAGATATCTCTTCCCACGATGATAACAAATTTAACAGAAGACAGGGAGAGGAATATAATGCTAGTAAACCTTGTCAAGAAGGCGTCATCGGGTACGAGACAATTGCTAGTTCTCAGTGAGAGACGACTCCATTGTGAGATGTTACACCAATGCTTCCCCAAAAATTCGGGACTCTACATGGGAGGCATGAAAGAAAAAGATCTCCAAGAATCCAGTAAGAAAAAGATCATTTTTGCCACATTCAGTCAGGCGCATGAAGGGTTGGACATACCATCCCTAGATACAGTCATTCTGGCGACACCCAAATCCGATATTACACAAAGCATAGGAAGGATAATGAGAGAAACAGCAGGAAAAAAGAATAATCCTCACATCTACGATATTCACGATTCATGGTCGATCTTAAGTGCTATGTACTTCAAACGTTTGAAAATATATAGACAGGGAGGGTTCAATTTGCCCACAAATCTAAATAAGATCGATGACGCAGAATCACCCACCGCATTCACTCAGGGAAAGTGTCTGTTTTTATAATGTACATTATAAATATATACCGATGTCAGGTGCTCTGGTTGAGTTAGTAAGCAAAGGTGCACAAGATGTGTATTTAACAACGTCGGAAGGTATGAGTTTCTTCAACTTAAAATATCAACGACATACCAATTTTTCACAAGCCCCGAAGCTTATAAAAGAAATATCTACTGAAGACGTTTCTATTATAGTGCCAGTTTGGGGAGATTTGTTAAATGCGATGTGGTTTGAAGGGACAAATCTACTGAATTCCTTCTTCGGTGCTAAATTTTCCCTCTATATTGGGGGTCAAAAGGTTGATTCATATGATTTTGATTACAGTAGTGATATATGGCAAAATTACATGGCAGATACATACACAAAATCCCAAGAAATTAACAATAAATGTTCGACAACAAATCCTAACTTTTTATCGCTTCATTACTTTTTCGGAGATAATCAATCGTTCATTCCCCTCGTCGCATTACAATTCCATCAAGTTGAGATTAAAATAGACTTTGCCCCGGGAGCAAGTGCTCAAAATATCCGGTGTTACGGAAACTACATTTACCTCGACGCCGAAGAGAGGAGACGATTTACGAGTAAGAAGATGGATATTATTATCACCCAATGCCAACAAATTAAAAAGACACTTGATTGTGATGATACCGAATTTTACGAAGAAAGGGCAACAGAAGCTCAAAATGAATACAACGAAGCCAACAAATTATTACAAGCATTACAAACAGCCACTCCACCAAATCCCACAGCAATAAATGCCCAACAATTAGTGGTCGACGAAAAATTGGATGCGTACAATTCAGCACAGTCAGCCTCTACAAGTTATGTAACATCCACAAATGGTTATAATGACATCGATCTCTCACAATTTAACCACCCCGTAAAGTCTCTGTTTTTTGGTTATACAACGAAACAGGCAATTGTTGAAAAGGACTATTTGACATTTAAAACTGCCGATATCCAAATCAACGGAACACCTTTATTGGAAAATATGAGTCCTCTCTACTTCCACATCGTACAAAATTATAATCATACAAAATTCGGAATTATCCAATATGACGAAGACAAAGATTGTCCATTTTATACTAGGTATTTCGCGTATAACTTCTGTCTAG